ATGAAAAATTTAAGCTTATTCTTTTTTATTGTGATTTTAGCTGGGTGTGGACACAAGGAATCTAGTGGTCAGCATCTTGATTTAGAAACAAGCAAAAAGGAACAGCTCGAATTTGCAAAAGAAGCTACAAAAGAATTCATTCCCAATCCTGATTCAGCTAAGTTCCGCAATCAAGTCGGGGATTGTGGGGAAGTTAGCTATAAGGAAGTAGGGGGCACAGATATTGATTTCCAGCGTTTCATTGTGCTTGAAAAGAATATAGTGCTTGTAGAAAATCAGATGGATCCAAAGCAATTTGAGCTTTCATGGAAAAGCTCCTGCACACCAAGTTGGAATAAATAATTATAAGGCCCTCATTTGAGGGCTTTACTTTATTCACCAGATGATTCAGATTTTTGATCTTTTTCATTTCCATACTCTAAAGCAACCTGTTTCGCTTCAGCTGCGGCAGTTGCTTCTGTTGGTGGTTCTGATGCAATAGCTATGGTTCCAGTAAACCCAAATAAGCTCAGGATTAGAATCTTTGAATACTTTTCCATCTGAATTTCCTCTATCTTTCTAAAACTTAATTTCAGTGTAGAGGCTGTGTTTAAATTCCGATGTATGAGCTATGTCTGCATATGTAAGATATTCAGGACTAGAGTTATGGGGATCTAGATTTGCGTAAGAATACTTTTCGGGTGAAATTTTTTGTAGATTTACTTAACGAAATACTAGTAATTTCCACATTGAAAATGATTTTTTTCAGATATAAATTTATCCAAAAATTATAAAAAGAGTATAAGAATGATTGATTACGAAAAATCCAAAAACAAATTGGTAATATGAAAACTGGAGAAAGAAAGCTAATTGGTGTGCAATTTACGGCTGAGGAGTTTTTGGAAGTTTATAACTTTCTATTAGAACTACAAGATGAAGGTATAATCTTAATTAAGGCTCACAGGGAAGCTGCAACTGGTCTTAGGCAAATCGACTCTGCCTATGTAACAAAACTTTAAAGCACCTTAGGGTGCTTTTTTGATGCTTCTCATATTTGAGAAGTGCTTTTAGAGTCTCAGGCTCTTCATAACAACTTGCGTGTAATTATGGTTAAGGATTAGAACTAACCTAAAAATTGGTTATATAGTACAAAAGGCGAAAAGATCTTTTTATCACATGAAGCGAAATTGCAGCAAGGTTTAAAAAATTATAGGGATAAATATGAAAAATGGTTTATTAAGAGTGCTTGTTGTTAATGCAAATGATTCTATCGTTGTAGAAAAAAAGCAAACACTACCTATTACTTTAAGTGTAAATGGCCAGTTGATTAGTGGCGAATTAATATCTAGAAGTGAGTTTTTCACCCTCGAACAGAATGCGGTTTTAAAGTACCACGTGGATATTATTGATGCCGAAATAGTCCAGAAAAAAGGTGAAATACCAGATATACCAATAGAAGAAATTCAATATCTTCATCTAAAAAATGCCGCTTATTGGGTCAATGGGGCCAAGGTCCCTTCAAGCCAAACCAGCATAATGGTCAACATAGACTCGGTAGATGCATTTAATCTGGGAATGCTGCAATCTAGCTAATAGACTCTTTTAATTATTGCATAAGCTCACTTCGGTGGGCTTTTTAAATTATGTTGCGCTAATAAGAGAGATATTAAGATACCTCCCTCCGGGAGGTATCTTTTTGTCCGCATTCATTTTTGTGTTTTTTATTAATTTTTATGTAATTTTATGTTATTGATACCACCAATCTTTCAATATATAAATGGTAAGGATCGGAGGGTTCAGCATGCTAACAAAAACAGAAATCGTTGTTGTCATACTTAATGGTACTAGCCTTAATTATCATCGTTTATGAGATGGGACAAGGTGGTAGTTGGACTTTATAGAATTCAGCCTTTATCAAAGTTAAAAGAAAAGCACCTTCGGGTGTTTTTTTAATGTCTAAAATTTATCTCGGGATTCCAACATGAACGATTTTTTCTTAGCAACAAATCGCAGCATCAAAGTGAATGACATCGAAGTGCGCCAGATCCAGATAAAAGACTTTGATACTTGGGCAATGCATGCTGAGCCGTTAAAGAACTTCATCAAAGACCAAAATCATTCAGATGAAATTTTGACAGGACTATTAAAGGCTCATGGTGTACAGGTCATTTCGACTATTGCCTGTGTTACTGATCTGGACAATGAATCGCTGGTAGAACTTGCTGCTGATGAGCAGAGATTTAAAGACCTACTTAAGGCAGTACTTCTGGTCAATCAGACTTATTTCAAATACGAAAAGCCAAAACGCGGTATTAAAAAGAAAGATGACTCCACTTGGTTTGATTCATTCCAGTTTCTGGTATCAATGGGTCACCAGCATAGTGAAATCATGGAAATGACTTACGGCGCATTCCAAAACTACGTTAAGGCAGCAAATAAGCTGTATAAGCAGGGAATCTTCAATAACGCCGTAGCAGGGCGTGTAGCTCAATCAGACAAGAAAGGCTTTGAGTCATTTAAGAAAGAAATGGTTACTGATTGATCGGACATTCTCCTAAAGTTATATACCCGCTTCGGCGGGTTTTTTATTGCCTGAAATTTAGAGGTTGCCATGGCTGGTAAAAATTTAACATTCAAATTAATCATGGATGCCGACACTAAAGGCTTTGTTGGCAATATTAAGCAGTCCGAAGATGCGGCAAAATCAGTATTCAACACAATTAAGCAAGAATCTGAACGATTAAAGCAAGTAACTGCTGATGCTTCGAAAGAAATGGGAAATATTATCCCTAAAGGCACCAGTGAATTAGCAGACAAGCTTTCCCAGTCTTTAAATACTGCTACAGGCATTATCAAAGATGCCGGCGATAATGCAAAATCCACAGCAGGGAATTTTACTGATTTTGGCAACAAGGCTGAAAAGGCCTTGGATCAACTAAAGGGTGATCTGGCTCAAGCCAAGCAAAACCTTGAAGCATTCTCAAAAACTAAAGTCTCACCTGCAGATATTGAAAAAGCTCAGACAGAAGTTGATCGATTAGAAAAAGAAGTGCAGCGGGCTGATCAAGCATTTAATAATTTTCACGCTGAAATAGGCAAAGCCAATACAAACTTAAAAGAAACTGACACAGTCTCTCAAACAGCTCAGAAGGGAATAAGTGGGCTTAAAACAGGTTTTACTGCACTTGTTGGCGTGATGGGTGGCATTGGGATTGGATTGGGTTTAAGAGAATTGGCGCAAACCGCCGACTCATACACTAATCTCTCTGTCCGAATTCAAATTGCCACCCGCGAAGGCGGTGACTTTAGATCTGCAATGGCTGGTGTTCATCAGGTCGCATTAACAACCAACTCCAGTCTAGATGCTACAGCCAGCTTATTTACCCGGCTCAATACTGTCGGCAAAGAAATGGGGATGACCCAGCAGCAGGCATTAGATCTTACCAAGACTGTTACCCAAGCTATTCAGATTGGTGGAGGCTCAGCTCAGGCAAGTGAAGCAGCTGTTCAACAGTTTATTCAGGCTATGCAGGGTGGTGTACTGCGTGGTGAAGAATTCAATTCTATTATGGAGAATGGTTATGGCTTAGCTGAGGCCTTAGCAAAGGGTTTGGGAGTCACGACTGGTGAACTTCGCAAGATGGCTGAAAATGGCGAGCTTTCGTCAGAGCGAGTTATCAAGGCCGTTCAAAGCCAGGCTACCCAGATTCAAGAAACCTACAACCAATTCCCAACTACTATTAGCAACGCGTTACAGAAGATTTCTACACAGTGGCAAATTCTGATTGGTGAGATGGATCAGGCTAATGGCTCAAGCGCGACAGTAGCTAATGCACTATCAATCATTGCTGACAATCTTGGAATCCTCAAAGTATTCTTTGATGATGTTGCTGAAGGTATTGGGTGGTTTCAAGGCAAACTATCTGAGATTGATCCATCTACTATTGAAGCAATCAGAAGCACGTTATCGGCTGTATACGACACAATTAAAACTGTCATCTCAAGCATAGCAGGCATCGCTGAAACCGCCTGGAGTGCCTTCACATCTACCTTGGATGCAATCGCCCCGCTATTTAACGCAATTATGAGTGGTAAGGAGGAGGTTAGTGGCTTAACCACCTTATTTAATGTTTTTAAAATTGCACTTGGCGTGGTTTCTGATGCTGCCACAGGATTAAATATTGGGCTTAAATTGCTACTCGCAGGTATTCAATTTATCGCTGGTGGTATTTACTCCTTAAATGCTGCAGTGCTCGATTTTCTGGGTTTTGATGACCTTGCCGCACAAGCACAAAACGCTTCTGATGCTCTGTTTAGACAGGCCGAAAAGAATGGAAGAGAAGCCAATAGGCTGGCACTTGAAAGCAAATCTGCGACAAGAGAAGCAATTCGAGAGATTCGTCAGACTGAGGATGAGGCAAATAAAGAACGGGTTGCTGAGAGCCAAAAAACTCTTAATGAATTAAAGCTTCAAGAGGAAAAACACAAGGCCGACTACACGGCCATTAGTTATGACCGCATTCAGTTAGAGCAGCAGCTATATGAGGCCCGCAAAACTGGTAATCAGGCTGTAAAAGGTCTTGCTGACTTAGATACTAAGGAAAAAGCCTATCAGGCTGAAAGCCAGAAAATCACAGATGCCAAAATTCAGGCTGCTCAGGTCGTAGCTAGTGCAATTATTCAATCTGCAGATGCTGCAGGGATGGCACAACTAAAGGTTCTTAACGCCCAGTTAGCCGCTCAAGGCTTACAGGCTGAATTTGATAGCACTGGTAAGGTAGTTGTGAAAGCGATGCAGGATGCTGCCATCGCTACTGAGCACCAAAGCAATACCACTGACAAGGCTCGAAAAGCTGCCACTGCACTTGGTATTGATTTGGATATTTCGCTTAATCGAGTTTCTTCAAAATTCAAGGAAACAGAAGGCCAACTAGATAACTTTGCAAGTGGCCTTGAAGATTTAGGTGTTGAGGGGAAGCAGGCTGGTGACATGACCTATCAAGCTTGGCTTAAATGGTTGGAAACAGCCAAAAGCCAGGCTGAAATTGACTATGCCAAAGTAAAACTTGAAGAATTTGGCACCCAAGGTCAAATTTCAACATCGCAGGTTGAGCAGGGTTTAATTGCGATCAAGCTACAGGCTCAAGGACTACCGGATGACATTGATCCGATAACCGAAGCTTTCAAGCGTCTAGGTATTCAGACCAAAGAGCAGTTAAAGCTGTCCGCTCAACAGGTTTTAATGGATTACAACACTATTCGAAATAGTGGCCAAGCTACTGCCGAAGGAATTGAGCAGGCGCATAAAAAAGCGGCCCAAGCAGTAGCGCTGTCTGGTAATGCAGGAGTCATAGCTGCATTTAATGCTGCGGATGCCACCAAAAAGCTTAAGGTTCAGATTGATGACACAGGTGTTGCTGCTGTCAAATCCATGGATGAATGGGAGAAATCCAATCACCGTGTTAGAGACTCTGCACATAGAATCGGTGATGGATACCGTCATGCAGGTCAGATCGCACGGGAAGAAGCTAAATCTTCTAGTGAGGCCTGGGCCGATGCAGTCAATAAAGCTAAAGGTGATTTCAATAAGGAAATGAAGCGACAGGGCGATGCATTAAGCAAGGGTATTTATGGCTATGACTCCTACACCAGAGATGAAGTACTTTCCGAGCTGAAAAGTAAGGGATATAGCGATAAGCAAGCTCAAAAACTGGCTGGCGATATCTGGTCCAAAGCGATGGCAGCTGATCGGGATGCCAAGGCTCAAGGACTGGGTAAAGATGGTAATCCAGCCATGAAAGCATTGATCAATGCTGAATTTGATCGGGCAGCAGCGAATGGTCTGACCACTCAACACGGTACCAACAAGATCAATGATCTGCTTCGTAATATCAACCTGGCTTCGACAGGGGTGAATGATTATGCGCCGTCTATTCCTTCGGTACCGTCTGTCAGAGACACTAGTCAGCCTGCCAAAGAGGTTACTTATAACTTTGATTTCAATGGCAAGCAGATGCAATTTAGCGGCCCAGCCGGACAGGAATCTTTAATGAATGACCTTGTGAATCAATTAAAAATACAGGCGAGATCTACATGAAACTAATTCGCTTAGCAACATCAGAAACCGTCCCATTAGAGGAGGGTTTTTTATGGTCTGATGAATTCTCCTGGAAGGCCATTGAGCAGACTCAAGGTTATGCCATTGATGGCTCTCTGGTGATTCAAGAAGGCAAGAAGAAATCAGGTCGGCCAATCACTTTACAGCCGGCGGATCCGCAAATGGGCTGGATCAAGCTACGTGAATTACGGACTGTTCTGGAATGGTCCAAGCTGCAGGGTGAGAATTTCAAACTGCAGTTTGAACAGCCGCATGACAATCGACAATTCACAGTCAAATTTAACCACCAGGATGGAGCTTTAGAAGCTGCACCGGTGAAAGGAATTCCGGCCGTTTCGCTGGATGATTATTTTAATATGACTTTGCGCTTTACGGAGTTAGACGATGGCGATTGAAACCAGGGATTTAGTGATCTACAAGTCTGAACGCTTGACCGATAACTCGGATGGCGGTGGTAAATACTCTGGTGTCGTGGTGCAGGATGGCATCAGCAATAACCTGTTCAATGATGTTTCAGAGATGGACCGAACCATGGGTGATGTCTCCATGCGTAAGATTTTCCCAGCAGTCACCACTGAAGATACTGATCTACTGATGGGCGCAACGGTATTTGTCTCTGAACTGCCGAAGGATCCAAACGTATCCGCACTGCTATTCAGCACCAAAAACTGGACCGATGAACGCCAGTCTGCACAGAACCGGGTGGAAAACTACCTAGCCAAAGGTGGACAGATTGCCGGTACGCCTCTTGATACCCATTGGCAGGGCATGTCATCGCTTCAAACTGTAATGTGGCCACAAGAAGTTGAGGCATCGGTAGGTGATACCATTGTATTGATTTCTGATGAAGGGAAAGCTTTAGAACGTGAGCAGTATGTTCGTATCACTAAAGTTGATACACGTATTGCTAAAATGGTGATTGATAAAGAGGAAATTGAGTACAAGGTTGCAACCTACGCTATCAATGACCCACTGGAAACAGACTTTGTGGGGCTATCCGCAAAACAATGGTATGAATTACAGGCATCAAAAACCATCATCCGCGATACCATTGTTGCCGATACCGGCCTGTATTACTCATCTACAGCGCTGGCATCTGATGCCAATGTGGGCGAGTTTACAGTCAATGCTAAAAGCATCTTTGCTCAACTCATTCCATCTGCTCAGACTGAAACCCCAATTATTGATGTGAATGCTGCTGGCGTAAGCGTGGTGCTGGTAGCGGGTAATGAAGGCACCATCACGGTCAATTACCCGAATATGGTGATTGGGGTGAATCAGAACCTGTACATTGGCTCAGCGGTGATTCCTTCGAGCATGTCTTTCACTTTGCAAGGCCAGCAGATTAATGACCAAGGTGGATTATTAAAGAATACTCAAGGCACCCAAGTTGGAACAATTGATTATCAGCGCGGCTTGATTCAGTGGACTGCTTCGGCACCAGCCGGAACCATGAGTGTAAATATTACGTTCAAGCCAGCAGCAGCACCGAGTCAGTATTACCAAAGCCATGCCATTCCAGTGACTCAGAATAATCAAGGCACCAACTGGACCGGAGTATTGATTCCAATCCCTGCACCGGGAGCTTTATCAATTTCCTACATGTCACAGGGCAAGTTCTATGAACTTAAAGATGATGGATCTGGACAGTTAAAGGCTACCAGTCCTTCTTTTGGCTCGGGCATGATCAATTATGAAACCGGCTCGTGGCTATTAACCACTGGTGCTTTGCCTGATGTAGATACCCCGATTCTGTTGAACTGGGGCACACCGATAGTCACCTTCGTACGATCTAATTTAAGTGTAGAAAAAGCTGCTTTTGAGTTTGATTTAGAGCGACCAGGTGTATTGCCAGGTATCACCATTAACTGGACTCTTGAAGGGGTAGCCAAAACAGCGACTTCCAATGCTCAAGGCAAGTTTACTGGTGATGCCACAGGTGAAATCAACTATGCCACCGGGATTGGCAAGATCATTCCAAACAAGCTGCCTCAGAAGGGTACGGTCTTTTCGGTGATTTATAACTATGGTCAATCACTTGAACAAACCAAAATGGATGTCACGCCAGGCGCCAGCCAAAAACTGCTCTTTAATATTGGCACAGGATCAGCGATCCAGCCAAACAGTGTGTATCTGGAAATTCCTGTAGGGAGTGCTGACGGGGAAACAACCGGTAAGGTAAATTTATCTGATGTTCCGGTAAATTCGACGATTGGGAATCTGGTCAATGAACGTGGTCAGGTGCAGGGCACTATTATCTATGCCACAGGTGCAGTTGAAGTCACACCACAGCGCATGGCAAATAAATTTATCCAGAAATACCAGCCAATGCTTACAACAACCTACGCAGCAGCATAGTGAGGAAATATGTCTTTTTATACCCCACAAACTTCCAGTATTGAAAGTGAACAGGTTGAGTTAAGAACCTTTAACGCTGTTGATGTACAAGTTAGATATCGCGATACATCAGGCTCAAATTCGGCAACCCATACTGTGACAGCAGATAAACTCAAGGTGGATTTATCCTCTGGCTTTGATGAGCAAATCTTAACTGGATCTGCACGTTTTAAGGTCGGTGTAGATACCTTTCTTGATCGTACAGGTTTGCTGTATCGCAATGTAAATCCAGCCAATAATAGTGGTATTCAATCCGGCATAATCCAGTACGGCACAGGGATTGTTGAAATCGATTCCTGGACACCGAATGCAGATAACACGATTACTCTGGAATCACTAACTACAACAACTGACATATTGCCGGTCAATAAGATCAGCTTCAGAACACCCATCATGCCGATCCGGCCACAGTCCTTAACAGTGGTAGTCGGTACGCTTGATTATGGCCAGCTGACTCTAACCGCTGATGAAAATGGGGTGATTGAAACTAGCCGGGCGCATGGTCAGGTCAATTGGGATAATGGTTTTGTCACGATTTACTTCTACACCAAAACCAAACTCACTGAGGCTAACCGGGCTGAGATTGAAGCGAATGATTGGTATGATCCGTTGCTGGAATACCAGGAAGGAGTAGACACCTATATCAATGTACCGGTTTGGGTGGATGCCTCCTCAGTACGCTATAACGCTGTGGCTTATACTTACATTCCACTGGATTCTGAAATTTTAGGTCTGTCTGCAACTCGTTTGCCGATTGATGGCCGGGTACCGATCTTTCGAGTTGGTGGGATCGGGATTGTCAGCTCAAGCAAGGTGCAAGAGCTACCAAGTGCGATTGCTGGAACCACATACGATCTGAATGATCAGCGCATTTCATGGGCTGAACTTGAAGATGCCAATGGAATCAAAGTGCCTTTTGATTTCTACACTATTGATTATGACTATGGCCGTATGACGCTTGGCGGTGATTTTGTGTTGGGTAATCTAGTTGCCCCGCTGATAGTGAAATATCGCTATCAGGATATGGGTCTGATCCGGGATGTACAGATCAATGGTCAGTTGACGTTTACCAAGCCACTGACTCATAACTATGATTCAGTCGATACTATCGTCGGATCGGCTTTGGTTATTGGTGACATGCAGGCACGTTATACACGAAAGTTTGTACAACAATCTTGGAATAGCGTGTGGAATGATGAGCCGACAGGTTCTGGGATTTCTGCTAACTATAATGATTCACTTTACCCAATTCAGACAACCAATAAAGGCGCTATTCAGGAACGCTGGGCAATCGTATTCACAGGTAATGAAACATTCTATTGTGTCGGAGAATATACAGGACGATTGACTCTTGCGGGCTCAACCAGTACAGATTACACCCCGCTCAACCCGGTGACTGGTGTGCCTTATTTCATTATCAAGAAAGAAGGCTGGGGAGCAGGTTGGGCCAATGGCAACGTCCTGCGATTCAATACAGTAGCTGCGAACTTCCCGGTCTGGGTGATTCGAACAGTGAAGCAATCTGAACCAGCGGTACTGTCAGATCAATTTCAGATCATGCTGCGTGGTGACATTGACCGCGTACTGTAAACATTAATTCAAATATGGCCGCTATATGCGGTCTTTTTTTATGAGTGAATAAAAATGGCAATGAAGCAGACACAGACTAAATTATTTGATTTCGCTGATGTTGGTCTGGATTTTAGCGCAGGCTCAAAAAATCTATTCCCTGACCGTTTTAAAAAAATGCTGTCACTCGGTTATAACGAGCAGACAGTATCAAGTGTTTCAGTTGTTGGAGATCAAGTTACGCTCACTTATGGTGGTGCACACGGTTATGTTGCAGATCGTGTTTTAAAAGTCGATTCAGGTGCTTTAGCGCCAATCAATGGTGGCGAGTTTTGGATTGATAGCGTAACAACAAATACTGTGACAATGACCATTGAGGCTGCGCCAAGTTTAGTACCAAGTGGATTCACAACCAGAATTGCCTCATTAGGCTATGAGCTTGTTTATGAAGTGAGTAATATTCATGTTTATAAATTTAAAGCAATTGATGATACTGATTTATTTTTAAGATTGTGCTTCCAGACCGCAACGACCGGCCCAGCAGCAATATCACCGTGTGTCGGAAGGACATTTGATAATACATCAGGTCAAATCACAGACGACAACGCTTATGTGCAAAATACAAACATTGCAGCAGTAAATGCAAGTTTTTTGACATGGATGCTTCAGCAAACATCAACATCAACACCAAATAACTACACTTATAATCAAGGGTTTTCCAGCTATGGTAAAGCATGTCTTGTTGGCAGTCCTTATCATCTTGCTATTTTGACGAACGGCGGCAACGGCAACACATGGGGGCGTATATGTGGAATGTTTCCGGGGCAATTCATCAACTCTTCGGATGATGTTTTTGCAACAAAAACACTAATACTGGGTGTAAATAATAATAATGGGAACTCTTTAGTAGCAAGCTTGGTAATGTGTGGCAATAAATCTTTAAGTTTTGAGTCCGCTAGAGCCGAAACCATGGTTTTATCAAGAGAGCAGGCATCTAGTTCATTCTATCCAGATGATATTGAGCCATATCAGGTTGCGTCAGGATATATGCCTCCTATTTTTGATAAAGCAACCCGGCAGTATGTGGGTCATACAGTTGGTGGCTTATATGTAATGAGATACGGCAGAACAGGAATGCCTACCGCTCAATCTACTCAAACTCCATTTTTTGAAGAAATAATTGATAGTAATTGTAAAGCTGTAATACATCACTTGACGTCATCGGCATCAACGGTAGCAAGTGAGAGTGGTATTTTTGCTACGTATCTTGCGTTTCCAGTCGAGGAGTTGAAAGTTGATTAAGTTAATTAAAGAGTTCAGAGGTGCGTATCTAGCAAATACCAATAAACTAAAAGAAAGAGGCTTTCTAATATTGCCATTTAAAAATATTAAGAAATTAACCGTCTTGAATGCAAATCAAGGGTTTGGCCAAATTAAAGGAACAACCAAAAAAGTGGGTGCAAATTACTCACCTGTGCCTGTCTGCGTATTTCGCAGAGACAATCGTCAACTACTTTGGGAAACAAAATCCAAAGCAGATGGATCTTATGCCTTTAGAAACATTGCAGTTGGGCTAGAATGTTTTGTAGTGGCCTTCGATCCAAATGAAGAATATAACGCAGTGATCTCTGATAAGGTGGTAGCCAAATGATTCAAACCTCTTTAGCTGCCGGGCTGGCTCAATTGCAGGCACTGGCCACCTTTTTAGATCAAGGTAGCGCAAATGCTACCTTTGTTTTTTATGAAGATGAGAAGCCTGTAAACGTCAGTGTAGCTCCAAATAATAGCGCCAGACTGGTTACATTGACGCTGCCTAAGCCCTCAATCAAACAGGTGCATACTGATCATATAGAGTTGAATCAGACGGACGCAGCTACGGTTATAAAATCAGGTACCGCAGTTTGGGCACGTCTATTTAACGGTGAAGGTAAAGCAGTTGCTGACTTTGCAGTGGGCTCAGATATCACATTGGCCAATCCTGATCTGGTGCTTGGTAGCACGCTTATGATGAATTCACTGATCCTACGACCATCAGCATAAATGAGGTGGACATGTGTCGAACTATATTCCACCAGACAGTCATCAAGTAAACCTTAGCTTTAAAGATTTAGTCACAGGCTCTACCGATCTTAACTTCGGCAGTGACGGTCAAAATCTCGCTTCTCTAGATGTTGTGGTTAATACACGGATTATTGCCGAGCTTAATGCAGTCAGCTACAGCAATGATGTGCTAGATGCGCAGATCAATACAGGCTTTCATGCTGAGTTTAATGCTGTTACAGGTCAGCTTGCACAGCTAGATGTACAGCTGCAAACTAGCTTTATAGCTGAATTAGCTGCAGTCCGAATTGATCAGTATTGTGCAGTGGATACGTTCATTCACACTGGATTTAATGCCCAATTCCAAGCGCTATTCGATATCAATCATCTGGTCGGTGTGTCCTATGGTTTTAACATGCGATATCAGAAAGCGATAGCAGCCTTAAGCACCACAGAAATACCGTGGGCTAGACCAGTATTAAGAGTCTCGAATGAGGCTCTTTTTTATGAGCAAGGCTTGATAATTTCTAATCAGGTAGCTAGCCGGTATGAGCAGGCAGGAACATTAACCCGGGCAATTAGATCCATACATGAGCAAGCCACTGGTTTAAGTTCTGATGAGTATGTGATCTGGGAAGAAGGCGATAAACGCTTTATTCATCAGCGTTACTTGCATGAAGAAACAATCAAGCTGCGTCATAACAGGGGAACCGTCTGGCAAGAAATGATCCGCAAGCGCAAAACATTTACTTGTTCATATGAAGTGGCCCAAGTCTTTGAGCACCGCTTTTCATTTGATTGGGATAAAAGCCTCGAGATTGTTACCCAGTCAGATTTGCCTTGGGATAAAGCCAAAGCAATTCATTACCGCAAGCATCCGGTTTTGCCATGGCCAAAGCCTGAAACACCCAAATATGAAGGCAGCACAGATCTAAACTTTATCTGTCTTTGTCATGACGTTGATTCACATGATGTTGTTTTAAATTTTGGTGCAGATGACTGTATTCCAGCACTGCCGAAAAGAAACTGGTGGTATATCGTGAATATACTAATAGCCGAGCGATTAGATACCGGCGAGAAGATCAAAGTTATGGATGGTACATACAGTGCCAGCCGATCACAGTGGTGCTGGACCTATTCTGTGACAGTTGCTCACTCTGAAAAGGAAAAGCTGCAACCGATAGATGGGCAGCCGGTGATTCTTAAAGTCATGATCAATGGATTTGAGCATCATATTTTATTGGAAGATCCAGAAGAGACCCGACGCTTTGCCAGTGTGCTTTACACTTACCCAGGCCGAAGTGTGACAGCTTTGAATTCTGACAAGTACGCACCTTCACGCTCATTTATTCAGGACAATGAACGAACCTCTGTACAGTTGGTGCAGGCAGAACTTGATCGAGCAAATAGTGGTACTGTTTTGAACTGGAAGCTGATTGATGAACTGGGCTGGATCGTGCCTACTGAAAGCCTGAGTTATGCAGAACTTGCACCAATCGATGCAATCAAGCAGGTAGTGGATGCAGGCGGTGGCTTTATCTATAGCCAGAAAGCAGGTAATACATTGACCATTTTACCCCGCTACCAGAAAGGCTATTGGGACGCGATGTCTGTAGATGATTACGATATTCTGCTATCTGAAAGGCTGGTGATGCAGCAAAACATTAAGAAGAACGATGAATACATTGCAGACTTTAATGCTATCACCGTAGTGAATAGTCGAAGTGGTGAGAGCTTGAAAGTACAGCAGCGTGGTACGTCTGGTGATGTGCCATTAGAAACAGTCACTGGACCACTCTTTAATATGGTGTCGGGTGCGAGTTACGGTAAAAATGAACTAGTGAAAGCCAACATTCAAGAATTGCATACTTTCTCTGATATCCCGGTCAGTCAGGAAATTGGCGAGATGCTACCCGGAAAAACCATTGCATTTAGTGGCCAGTGGTGGGGTGTGATTGATGGAGTAAGTGGCAGCTGGTCACATGAGAAGGTTAATGAAACCATTACTGTGGAGCGTATCAGCCGTGAATAATCCTTTATTTGAGTTGCGGAAGCTTTTAAACCCAACTCACGCGGAATACATCGGTACCATCACTTCAGTGAAGCATCCAGAATACCGGGTGCAGATCGATGGTGGATCTGGTCCAGTATTATGCACATCTGGCACAGCTTATAATTTAGGTGCCAGAGTATTCATCTCAAATCAGGTAATTTTAAGGCTCGCACCCACTGGCCAGCATTCAGAAATAGAAGTCTAAACTTAACCAAACAATTGCACCTTTTTAGGTGCTTTTTTATTGCCAAAAATTAGGAGGGCGTATGCCTGACAGTGAAACGTATGGAGTGCGAGTTGAGAAAAAACTAGATCAGCTGCGCTTGGAAATGGGTGAGCTGAATAACAACGTTATTCGTTTAACTGAACGGAATGAGTATTACCAGTCACAGGCTGTAGCGAACCGACGTGATATTGATTTGCTGCAAGCAGATATGAATCAGGCAAAAGGCGGACTGACCTTTGCTAAAGCATTGGGTGGAACTGCTATTGGGCTACTCATTGCATTTGGTTCATGGATAGTTCAGGGCAATACAGCTTTGGCAAAAGAGAATGCAGGACTAAATCAAAAACTGGCCATCATTGAATCAAAGCAAATTCGAATGGACACAGACCTGGCTGCAATGCGAAATCAAATCGATCAACAGAAAAAATAAATTATCAAAAAGAGGAAACAATGAAATTAATTAAAGAAAACGTGCTGAAATATACCAGCGTCAAATGGCCCCTGATTGGGGCTTTTTTATTGGGCGTGATTCCTACTTTAATCCAGGAAGGAATTAACACGCAGTTGATTCCAGCCGGATACCACCAACTACTTTTAACCGTTGTTCTGCCTGCACTAGCTTATTTTGGCAAAAAGAAATATCAGCCAGAATTGCATCCGGAACCAACACTTTTGGGCTTTGCAAAACTATCAGTTGACTCGATTACCTTTGATGAGGCATTCCGGCGCTTGATTGGTCATGAGGGCGGATACACCAACGATAAACGTGATCCGGGAAACTGGACTGGTGGAAAGGTAGGGGTGGGCATCTTAAAAGGCACCAAGTTCGGCATTGCTGCAAATACCTATCCAAATCTGGATATTAAAAATCTATCTCTTGTTCAAGCCAAAGAGATCTATAAAAAGGATTGGTGGGATAAGTTGGGTGGCAAAGGCTTACATTCTGCTATCACATTCCAACTTTGGGATTTTGCGATCAATGCCGGAAAGAAACGTGCAATTCAGGAACTACAGCAGGCAGTTGGTGTAACTGCCGACGGCATCATTGGGCCTAAAACCATGGAAGCTGTGAATGCGCAGGATTTGAATGATGTGATCTTAACTTTGACTGCTGAACGATTAAGGTTTTATACATCTTTGAGCACATGGCCGACATGGGGTAAGGGTTGGACTAATCGTGTTGCAGACAACCTTAAGTATGCAGCTCAAGATAATTAAAGCTTAAACGCTGTGCTTCCTTTTATCGGGTTGCACAGCTCATTCAATTATGACAAAGGTAAATATAAGGATATGTGTGAAGACTCTTTAAGATGGAGTCCTCAAATATGTCGCTTGGTTTATAATGATTCCATGCCACTCTTTCTTGGAGAGGCGCTTTTGTACACGTTGCTTGTAACTCTCAGGAGATAAAGCTTTTTTTGCCTTATGTCTTGTGTGATTACAATATTTACATGCAGCAACTATATTAACTTTTGTATTTTTTCCACCATCTTGACGAGCTGTAAGATGTTCAGCTGTGCACTGTAACAAGTTGGCTAATGTTGGTTTAATTTTATATTGTGAAATAAAAGACAATTTATCTTTATTCCACATAGGTTGGTTGCAGTAATAGCATTTGCCAGACTGCAAATCAAAGGCTTTCTGGCGAGTTTTTTGAAGTGAAATATATCTTTTTTTAGACATAGCAGTACCTACATTGAATATGCATTAACGAAAAGTTAGTTACATATCCATTCCAGTATCTGCTAAGCGAGGAATGAATAATCGTACCTTAGAAGTACTACTAAAAAATAAGCCATTACCATCTATTTATCAAGCTCTTATTAGAATTAAGTATTTTAAACTTAGTGACCACCCAGATTTCTTTCTAAAAAATACTTCCTTTCTGAATTAGGTGCACTATATAAGATTTGATTTAAATCCTCATTATTCCCCAATATAAACTAAATTCTTTATTAATTATTTATAGTTAACATCCCCTCCCAACTAAAGTAATTTTGGGTCAAGTTTTGGCGTGACATTGCCCAGGCACGACCACGCATTTTGCATGGACCAATGGCGAGTTTCTTATCACCAAACTTAATTTTTACTTTCTCCAAAGCTTCTTGCAGCCTTTCATTTTTCTCTATTTGAGTACTGTCAGAGAGCAAGTCATATATGTATGTCGACTTAGGCTCAATTGCGGTCAAAATTACTCCACATTTCTTAAACTCGATCCCTTCCTGAAACAGTTCATTCATTCGTTTCATTACCGCTCGATTCATTATGGCTGCACAATCAGTGGGTTCAGCAAACCCGATAGTGATCGATTTGTTATAGAAAGGTCTATGCTTGTCAAAAGGATTGGACTGAGCAAAAGCAATCACACAGCCACATAAAGATTTGTCTTCTCTTAATCGTTTAACGGCATTCTGCAGATAATCACTCATTGCTTCAGATAATAACTGGATATCTGTTACCCGTGCGCCGAAAGATCGAGAGGAGATAATCTGCTTTTTGGTTGCCGGTGCGGATTCAACCTCAATACAGGAAATACCTTGTAGCTCCATTACAGTTCTTTGTATCACCACAGAAAATAGCTTGCCCATTTGATGTGGATTAGACCTAACTAGATCAATAACAGTATTAACACCTAAGCTCTTTAGTTTTTTACTATGCTGACGACCGACTCCCCATACTTCGGAGACATCAATCAGACTAGCAAAATAATCACGATGTTTAGGATCCATAGAAACCAGATCACAAACCCCATTGAAGCGTTTAGCCTTCTTGGCCATATGATTAGCCAGCTTGGCTTCAGTCTTGCTTCGTCCAATACCGACACAAACCGGTAATCCAATCCACTGCAAGATCCGCTGTCGCATGTCTTGGGCATATGCTTCAAGATCATAATTCTGGGCATAGGCTGTGAGCTTCAGAAAGCATTCGTCAATGGAATAGATTTCCTGCTCATCTGGCGCCACGTAATCAGCCAGAATCGAATGAAAACGGTGAGACATTTCTGCATATAAAGCATAATTACTAGAAAGAACCTGAACATTATATTTTTCGACAACATCCCGGATCTGGAATAGGGGAACACCCATCTTAATACCAAGATCTTTTGCTTCCTGAGAACGCGCAACTGCACACCCATCATTGTTTGAGAGAACAATAACCGGCACATCTTTGAGTTTAGGATTGAACAGGCGCTCACAACTTACATAGCAATTATTTACATCGATAAGCGCATAGATTTCATTGTTATAGCTCATCTAAACTTCTTGATTACATTTGTGACTACACCCCAGATTTCAAACTGCTGGCCTTCTTGGGGATGAATATCTGGATACCCCTCATTCTCAGCTTTCAACCAGCAACCTTTGGTATCAATAATCAGTCGCTTAACAGTAAACTCATTATCTACGCAGGCAATCACAATATCTCTATGCTGCGCCTCAATGCTGCGATCCACGATAAGAGCATCATTGATATCAATTCCAGCATTCAGCATCGAAAGGGAATTTGCTCGTACAATGAAAGTCGCATTGGCGTTATTGATCAGGAAGTCATTCAGATCGAGTTTCTTATCGACATAATCTTGAGCCGGCGAGGGGAAGCCAGCCTGAACACGTTCAGTGGCCAATGGTATTTCTATTTTAGTGACTGGATCGAATTGACGGATATCAGTGATTTCATTTTCTTTTTTAAGGGATTTTAAGTATTCTTTGATATCAAGAATTTTAGATTCAGGCACTCGAATAACTTTAGTCTCTTCAGACTTTTTTCGACCTGCCCCGGCTCGAAAGCCCCCATGAGTATTGTTCATAACTTACTGCTCCTTGATTTATGTAACATTAATCAAGAGTGTAAGGATTCAATAAAAATCAAACAATTAAAATAATTCTTTTAAAATCAATAATGCGTCATAGAGTGACGCAAAATTATGATATTTCGGATAAATGGTAAATGAGTAGATTGACTTTTTATAGAGTCCTCAAATGAGAGCTGAATAATACAACGAATGTGAATGTGGGGATTTGTGTGAGGGCGGTTTAAATTAAGGAAATGGATCTTTTCAGACTTTGGCAGTACTCCATTTCTGAATCGTGTGCTCTATGTAAAAGTAGATACATGTTTTCATAAAAATTCATCAATAATAGAAATAAGGATCCTCACTTTTTGTAGCTCTTTTCTTACATTCTTTACACTTAATACTTTCTATAGAGTAGAGCCCTCGGGTTTGCTTACCCTCAGTAGCAGCAATAATAGAAAAGTGTTGGGTATCGTTAAAACTATAGTCATCCCGCGCTCTACAAACAGAACACTTAACAATTTTTCTGTCACAGTAAATGTGTGGCTTTTCCATTATGTTTACTCATTATTAAAAAATTTCTAGATTCTTCTATTAATATAAAGCTAACAGCAAAGGTCAACAGCCTTAACTTGGTCGGAAGTTTGAAACAAAAAAATTAGCTTCAATTTACTCTTTCCACCCATCTACTATATCAGCCCAATCTTGTAGCATTTTCCGGCGCTGACTAATGTATTTAGCGTGATTGTATGATGCCCTTACTTTATCCTGTTCCGCATGAGCAAGCTGTTTCTCAATCCAATCATCATCAAAATCAAGCTCATTCAAGATAGTGCTTGCGGTTGCTCGAAAGTCGTGTGATGTTGAGTTTTTAAGCCCTATTTTCTTTAGAGCACTATTCAATGTAGCACTTCCGATTGTGGCTGCACTACTATATGCACTTGAGAAGACATACTCTTTGTTGCCTGTTTCAGTATATTGAGACTTGAGTACATTGAACAGTTGATCAGACATAGGAACCAGATGGATCCTATTCTTTTTCATAGTTCTTTCCTGAGAGTTACTTCGTGTTGAAATAGGGAAAGTAATAATTCTTTCTTCAAAATCGACATACTCCCATTTCATACGTCTAATCTCGATCGAGCGTAGCATTGTATAAGCTAAAGTGAGTAAGGCATTTTTAACTGTTGCTGTGCCATGGTAACTCTCAACACCTTTTCTAAATTGCACCTGCTGCTCTTTTGATAGTGGATGGGCGTGTTCAACATCTGGACGATTGATAGCACCACGTACTGCATAAGTCGGATCATTCTCGGCTCTTAGAGTGGCGATCGCATATCGCATAACAGCACCGATAATTTTAATATTATTTGTCGCTGTAACTTCACCAGTTCCTCTAGCACCTGTTGTCCGAACGCGAGTGATCGTTGATTTTGCGATATACAGTACTTCTGCAGCAGTCACGTCAGCAACACTCTTTGCTCCAATTACTGGATAGATATCCCTATCAAGCGACCATTTTACTTTTCCAACATATGTTTCCGATCTGTTTTTTAAAATCTCGGCAATATACTCCTCAGCAACGGCTTTAAATGTATTTGCATTTTTTACACTTTGCATGACTTTTTCTTCTCTACGAGCTAAAGCAGGGTTTTTACCTTCACTGAGTAGAGCCTTCGCTTCATCACGACTCTTTCTTGCTTCTGCTAGACTTACCCGTGGATATTCCCCTAAACTTAACATTGAGGCCTTGTTTTCAAATCGGTATCGATAGCGCCACAGCTTTGTACCTGTGGGTCTAATCTCAATACAAAGCCCATTATGGTCAGCAATGCGATATGCTTTATCCCTTGGTTTAAGGCTCTTAATTTTGGTATCGGTGAGCAT